ATACACCCCCTCTTAAAAAACTGGACGTGTTTTCAACTTATGGTACATTGTTTGCAACATGGCTGAAATATCGGTTAAGAAGAATCTAACGGGGGAAACGCTTGAGATGTTTCTGGATAAGCTGAGTCGGGGCATGAGTTTGACTGCGGCGTGTGGGGCTTGTGGGATTAGTCCGAGTCGGGTTGATAAGCTTAGGAAGGATAAGCCTAAGTTGAACGCGCAGGTGTTGGCTGCACAAGCACGGGCGGAGGAGGCTTTGATTAATAAGATTATGGAGAGCCGTGATGGGAAGCTGGCATTGGCTTTCCTTCAATCACGGTTCCCGCACTGGAGTCCGAAGACAACTAAAAGTGATAATCAATCCGCGACTAGCACTGTCTCACCGGAGTTGCTTTCGCAGTTGTCTTCGATTCCAGAGCGGATAAAGCATCGCAACTAAGTACTGCACAGTACTATGGCTGAGAAGAAGCCCAAGAAACTCAAGAAGCTGATTATTCAGCCTCGCGTTAAGAGAACTGGCCCAAAGCCTAAGAAGGGTAAGTATGATGTCATCTTGCCTAAGAAGACTATCAAGGCTCCTCCTGCACCATCTTTGGTACTATCCCCCAACGAGAAGAAGTCGCAGAGGGCTTTGGAAAGATTGGCTAAGGATAGGGATGCTTTGGAGGAGGCGAGTCAGTTGGAGAACTTCCCTGAGATGTTTTTGGGGATGGACGCTTATGGATGGCAGAAGAAGGTGTTGGAGGCGTTGAACGAGAAGGAGTGTCAGGTTGCGTTGAAGGCGGCTAATGGTAGTGGGAAGACGAGTGTGGTTGCGGCTAGTGCGATTCTTTGGCATATGGTTCGATTCCCTGAGAGTTTGGTTGTGACGACTGCTGGTGTGTGGCGGCAGGTTGAGGGGCAGCTTTGGCCTACGTTAAAGAAGTATGTTAGTGGGTTAGGGCAGGGATGGAGAGCTACCAGCAATGAGCTGCATTATCAGAATGGGAGTAGGGCGATTGGGTTTAGTACGAATGATGCTGGAAAGTTTGAGGGCTGGCACAGACAGGGGCCGACTGAGAATCTGCTGATGATTGTGGACGAAGCTAAGACTGTCCCTGATCCCATCTTCACAGCCATAGCCAGATGCCAGCCGAGCAGGTTGCTATTGATGAGCAGTTGTGGAGCTGCTGCTGGTTCCTTCTATGAAGCATTTACCAAGCAAAGGAAGTTTTGGGATTGTCATACAGTGACAGCCTTCGACTGCCCACACTTGAGTCAGGGTTGGATTGACGAACAGATTGAGATGTATGGGGAGAACAGTCCTTTGATCCGTTCAATGATTTATGGGGAGTTTGTGGATGATAGTGGGGAAGGTCTGGTTCTCAACCTTAAAAGCCTTGAGGAATGTTTACAGAACCCGCCGGAGCTTCAGATGGGGATGAGGGTGGCTTTTATTGATTTTGCTGCTGGAGGGGATGAATGTGTCTTTGCGTACAGGAATGGGAACAAGGTGATGGAGATGGTCACTTGGCGTGAGCGGAATACGAACACGACAATTGGTAAGATCATAAACCTTATTAAGAAGAACAATCTGTCGCAGGATGAGGTGTATGCTGATGAAGGTGGAATGGGGCTACCGTTGTGTGATGCGTTGATGGATGCGGGTTATGACATTCACAGGGTCAACTTCGGTGCTCGTCCCTTTGATGATCGTTACGCGAACAGGAGTGCGGAGATGTGGCACACCGCAGCGAGGGTGATTGAGAAGAGGGAGATACTTTTGCCCGATGATGGGATGCTCCATCAGCAGATGGTTACGAGGCGTTCGGAAGTAAGTCGAACAGGAAAGCTTGGGCTTGAGTCCAAGGACAAGATGAAAGCCAGAGGGCTGGATAGCCCCGACAGGGCAGATGCAGTTATGGGCTGCATATCGTGTGGGGGCGGTGTTGGAGGCAGTTGGGAGAGGTTTAATGAAATTACCCGCCCTAGTGTTGGTGAACTTATGGAACAGGCTCAAGCAAGTTTTCAAGAAGATTCCTTGCCAAGTGGTATGTTTGTGGGGTATTAGAAGAAAAGTGTTGACATTGAGACGGTCAAGCATAAGGCCCGTCCCGCCGAACGAGAAGCTGTGTTATGTGTGTAAGGAAGTGGGGGCAGCAGTGGCCGAGGATGTAGCAGTGGGTGGTTATATCTGTGAAGAGTGCATCTCTGATGCGCTAAAGTCGGAAATGGTAATTATGGCAACGTGGAGCAGAATGAGGGTTAGACACCCTGAACCGGATGAATTTAACGATTGGGATAACCACTGATAACTAAGGAAAAGAAATCATGCCTATTATTATAAAGAGTAAGAGAGATGGAGATGACAATGATGACCGCAAGCGCAAGGCGCAGAGTCGTTTTGCTCACCAAACCAAGATAAGGAAACCCACGGACTCCCCGTCACCCTTTAAGCCACTCTCAAAGCTTAAGAGTAAGGAGCAGGAGTCTAGTGAGGTTGCCGATCGAATAATCAAAAGCCTAAAGAGGAACAAGGAAGAATGGGAGAAGAAACCTGCGGTTGAGCGAGAAAAGCTGCTGAAGCTTCATCAAGAGGAAAGGAACAAGGAGAAAAGAAGATTTAGGTATGACCCAAGAAGTGATGGACTAAGCTGATGGCTAAGGAAAAGAAAACAAAGGAACAGATGCCCGACAAGGACGGTCATCTAAAGCCCACCAAACAAGACCTTAAACAAGGTTCCGCCCCTCGCGGGAGGAATCGCGGGAGACAGGGATAATGCCTTACAAGAATAAGAAACAAGCTCTGGCTGTTATGCTTAATACCAAGAAGAAGTCTAAGGCACACAAGCACGCAAAGCAGCAGCTTAAAAAGAAAAAGAGATGAGTAACGAGATTTATGATCTAATCCTTGATGACGTTAAGAGTCGCGCAAGGTGGGAGACGCGGCAAGGGCTGTGGTATCAAATGCGAACGGACGGTCTGCGCCGAAAGGTTAAGCCTTGGCCTAATGCTTCTGATATTCACTTCCCCCTCATAGACACTACCATTAACAAGCTCAAGCCAGCCTTCTTCCAACAGGCTATGGGGCTTGATGTGTTGGCAACCTTTGTGCCAATGCGTAGCCAGATGGCTGGATTCACGACAGCCGCAGAGCATTGGTTTAGCTATAAGCTCCATGAGAAATCCAACTACGCCACTGAGGTGATGAGTTGGATAGATCATATGTTGGTTAGCGGCCATAGCGTAATGAAGACTTTCTGGAACCCTAACAAGAAGCAGGTTGAGTTTCAGGCCATAGACCCGATGTATATTATCGTCCCTCCTTGGACTAAAGACATCGCTTCGGCTGACAGGATTACACAGGTAATGCCTATGAGCCTTGAGTCATACAAGAGGGCTGGAATTTATGACACAAGCAAGAGCACGATTGATAAGATACAGTCGGGGAAGGTCGAGGATTCAGGGATTATAGATAATATCAAGTATGACAAAGAAATACGGGAGGGTATTACGCATTCTCCCGACGAGGATCAAGTTATTGTGTGGGAGGTTTACACGCATGACGAGGACGGGAAGTGGGTTATGCAATGCTTTTCTCCCCAAGCCCCCGATGTTCCGCTCCGAAAAACAATGGAGGTTCCTTTCGATCACGACAATCCTCCTTTCTCCTCAAGTAAGTATGAGGTTACTGACGGTGGTTGGTTTTCTCCTCGCGGAGTTTGCGAGATGCTTGCTCCCTTTGAAGCTTCTCTTACAAAGACTTGGAACGAGAAGATGGATGCCTCCACTTTGTTTAATAAGCCACTGTTCAAGGCCGAGCGCGATCTCCCGAACAGCGTTAATTTGAGGTTGAATCCGGGACAGATTCTACCGTTCGGGATCGCGCCCGTCCAGATGCCTAACACGCCGATGGACTTCGACAAGGATATGATGCAGACGCAATCTGTAGCCGAGCAACGAGTCACCGTTCCCGACTATGGTATCATGGCGGACAGGGATCGTCGCACTGCAACTGAGATCGAGTCTGTTAACGCTCAAGCGCAGCAGAATATGGACTTGCGTCTGCGTCTCTTCCGGCAAGCTTTGGGTGATTTATTCCGACAAGCGTTCAGTATATTGCTTCAGTTCGATAAGAAAAGTCTTCAGTACAGATTTCTTGAAGATAGTCTTTCTGTCGATCCTGTTGCCCTGCATGACGAGTACCAACTTGAGCCGAGGGGCGGGATGGATATGGTCAGCAAGGTGATGCTTTTAAACAAAGCAGTCCAGCGTAAGCAGTTGTTTGTGAACAGTCCTTGGATAAATCAAGTTGAGCTGGATAAGAGTATCCTTGAGCTTGAAGACCCGTCTCTTGTTCCTCGCTTGGTTCAAGACCCGAATGAGAAGGAGGGGAATGAGGTTACAGATGAGAAGAAGATTATTCCTGCGTTACTGATTGGCGAGCAGATTCCGGTTCAGGAAGGGCAGGACTATCGTGTGAGGATCGGGGTGCTGATGCAGTTCCTTGAAAAGTCATCTCAGAGTGGAATGCAGTTCAGCCCACAGGCGCAACAGGCGATTAGTGGGCGACTTGGCGAACTCCTCAATGCCTTTGAAACGGTGGACACCAACAACGCGAGAGCGTTGCGGAAGGATGTTGAAGAGTATCTAGTTCAGTTGGGCTTTATGCCGTCGAAAGAGGAGCAGAAGGCTATGGAGATGCAAGCGGTTAGTGGGGAAATGCCGCCACAGGAAGCTCAAATGGTTGAACAGACTGAGGCAGTTGTAGAGCAGGGAGATTATTAATTATGCCTCTCATATTAAAAGAACGGAGGTCGCCGCACGAAGTAGAACTCCACGAAAAATTAAGAGAAGAAGCTGAAATAAAACGGCGAATGATGGAGGACGGACTTGAGCCATCTGTAAAAAGGAGAATTACAGTCCCAACGAAGGCTACGCAGCACGCCTTGATTCCCAACAAGAGTTGGGAGGAATATAGTAAAGAGAAGGCAAGAGGGATGCATGATGAAGAGCTCTTGAAGGAGTTCCATAAGGATTACCATATACAGAAGGGGGAAAATGCGCGAAAGGCTCCGTTAGTTTTCGGCCCTAGTACCGGAGATATTAAAATGGGTATTCGCGGAACAGAAGATTACGAGTTAGACCAATTTGTTATACCATACACACCCCCTTTCAGCGGGAATGATGTAACCGAGTCGAGTGTCGGAGAGGTGATGTTGCCGGAGACGCATCCCGAAGAATTTAAGAAACTAAAGTTCAGCTATGAGGACTATAAACAGGCAAGGAAGAATGCCTTACTCCAAGAAAATCTCACAGAGGATGAGTATTATTACGAGGCTACTGACCAACAAGAGATAGACGATATAGCGAGAAATTACATTGAGAGAGATTTGGCAATGCGCTGGTTAGGAAAGGCTTGGAGCGATGAAGACCACATGTATCTGAAGGAATACTCTGCCGCATGGGATAAAGCGCAAGGGCTTACTATTCCTTTTGATTGGGAAGGTTTGGGGAAATGAGCAGGATTATTAGGTTCATTAGGATAGCTTGGAAGATGTCCAAGCAGATTCCGTGGGTTGGAGAACCGGAGTGGGGAGTCACTGAATCGAATGCTTTACGGAAGTTTCTCGTCACAGTAGAAGGGAAAAGGTTCCGCATGATACTACTGAATATGGTTCTCAAGCAGAACCAACAGGCAGTGTCCAGTAAAAAAGAGCTTGAATTTAATGCAGGGTTCGCGAATGGTGTGAGAACAACGGTTCACACTGTTGAGGCTCTGGCAAGAGAAATCGAGGAGCCGGAAGAATTTACGTCTGATATGTTTGGGGTTGATTATCAGGCGAGTAAAAACCCCGCAGCAACGGCCAAGGAACTCAGTGCGCTCTTTGGACGAGGATAAGCACTAATAGGTAAGCATTATGTCAGAAGAATCCGGCGATACAACCGCCGATCAGATGTTGGCCGCAGCCAAGCAGTATGACGCTGCTGTGGAAGCGGGGGAAACGCCGGAAGTAGTAATACAGACGGAAGAACCGAAAGAGGAAGTTCAAGATGAATCTCCTCCAGAAGCCGCAGAAGAAGAGGTGGTTAAGGAACCGGATTCTGAGGTACTGCACAGTACCGAGGATAATGCTGACGAACAGGTTAGTTCATTGACAGAAGGTGAAACTCCTGAAGCACAGGAGCAGCCGAAAAAGAGCAAGTGGGCAAAGAACGAGGAGCGTAAGACCTCTTCTTGGAAGCAGATTAATGCTGAGAAAGAAGAGATTAAGCGTCAGCGTGTAGAACTCCATCGGGTGGCAAGCCAGTTAAAGAATCAGAAAGATGATTTGGATACAGGCAAGGATTACCGAGATGAGAAGGGCTTCACTGCTGAAGACTACGACAACGCTGCTAAGAGACTGAAGGAAGAGGGTGATGATGATCTCGCTTCCGATGCCGTTGAGAGAGCCAATGAGGTTCGCTCTGAGGGCGAGAAATCTCAGCAGCAACGTCAGGCTAAGAAACATTGGGATATGTTTGAAGGCAAGAGGCAAGAACTCATGCAGAAGCATTCTGAACTTCAGAAGCCGGACTCGGAGTTAACTCAGAGGGCGAATGCAATCCTCCAGCAGCACCCAAGCATGGCTAACGCCGTGGGCTTGGAGAAGGCTGTTGAAATTGCTCAACTACAAATGAAGGCTGCTGGTGCTGATAAGAGTGAAACCCAAGTTAAAGAACTAACCAATAAACTAAACAAACTGGAAAAGAAAATGTCAGTGAGTGGTGGATTCACAAGTGAAAAGATTGACGGTGGCCGGAGATTTGATGACCTGTCCGAAAAGGAACAGGAAGCTCATCTCCTAAAGGCGGCAATGAACTTTGATGACGCTTAACACTGACAGGAAGGTATAAAAAATGGCAACTAATGTCACTACCGATGCCGCACTGGCAAACCAGTACCAAAATTATTTCAGTAAGAAATTACTGACCTATGCTGTTCAAGCACTGGTACTAGACCAGTTCGGCTCTAAAGCCCCACTTCCTGCGAAGTCGGGTCATAAAGCAATATCAATGTTTCGTTGGGATACTCCCAAGGCAACTGACATCAACACGCTCACTGAAGGAGATACTTCTTCTGTGGGAGAAAGAGCAATCGCGCTGACAAAGATCAGCAAGACGCTCATTCAACGTGGTCAGATTGTGAAGTTATCTGACGTTCTGAATGCAACGGATTTATTTAATTCGCTGCAACAGAGTGTTAAGATTAACGGGCAAGACGCTGCGATTGATATGGATAACATCACTCGTAACATATTGGTTGGTTCCAATGTGGGAGACAACGTGAACTCAGGGGCAACTGCGATGGAAGGTACTTATTCTACCGACCCCGCGACCAACCTTGACAACGGCGATTCCCTCACAGAGCTATATGCCGATGGCACGAAGCAGTCAGCAAGCGGAGGTGAGTATTCAACATTTGAGTCTACCACTTCCAGCAATACGCTGGACGGTGCGGCTGTACTGAATGCTGTTACTCAACTGAAGGTTAACCGAGCACAACCCACCAGTGGTGGGATGTATGCTTGTGTTGCAAGTCCTCAAGTATTGAGCGACATCATGCAGGACAATACTTGGTTGAATGCCTCTCAGTATAGCAATGTTGAAGAGCTGTATAAGGGCGAAGTTGGCCGTCTTTTCGGCGCAAAATTCGTAACCACGACCAACGCCTTCATTACTGCTGACGCACTTGGAACCGACGCTGACCGCTTCATCTATGATGCTGCGGCTGGTGGCGGAGTCGGTGCAGCGGCAGACGTTCATGTTTCCCTGTTCTTGGGAGACGGAGCTTATGGAGTACCGGAGCTAAGTAGTCAGTCTCCATTCAGTCCGAAGATGATAATCACAGATTCAGCAGATAAGAGTGATCCTCTTAATATGCTGATTACTGCTGGTTTCAAGACCTTCTGGACTGCCTTGAGGCAGAACACCAGCTACTACGCCATCATGCGGAGCAAAACTGCTTCGACTGCGTAAGAGTTAATCAAGTTATGAAACCTAAAGGTGGAGTAACCCTTATTATTGCCGTGGGAGGGGGGAAACCCCCTCACCACGGTCATTCCGATAAAGACAAGAAAGAAGGTTGTGAAATGATTAAATTACCGATAGAGGCGTTAGTCTCTGAAGATGAAGCGGGTGCTGGCGTTTCTCCTGAAGTGGGAGACGCAATTGTGCTTGAGGCAGTCGAGGGTGAAGTGACTGCAATTAACGATGACGGTACGGCTCACGTTGAGCTAGTGAGCGCGGGTGGCGTTCCTATTGAGTATGCGGAACACGTTTCTGAGGAAGAAGCCGAGGAAGAAGTTGATGTTGCTGACGTTGAAGGCGCAGAGCTTTTGGCAGCAGCGGAAGAAGCAGATGAAAAGATGGGGTATTAAATGCCTATCTACTCCTTTGCTTCCGAAGACGGTAAGACCCTTGATGAGATTGTTCCTCTAGGGACGGACTATATAACCCGTGATGGGGTTAGGTACGGGAAGGTCTTGGCTGATGAATGCTTTACTGTTGGCAATCAAGTTAAGGTTCCTTCTCAATCGGAGCAGGTAAAGGACGGTTATCATAAGCTGGAGCAAAAGGAAGGCTCCCGTTTCCTTCGCAAATCACAATTTAGTACGAAACAGATAAAAAGAGCTTGGGGGTTTTAAGATATGGCTACATTAACGGGAAGCACAATTGCCAGTTCATACGATCAACTCCTTGCCCTGCCGAGTGGTGGAGGCAATGGTGCGACATTAGTTGCGTTGACCGATGGCAATGCTGGAAACACCTTTGCTCTTGAGGTAAGCACTGGAGAGGTTAAGTCTACTGGAACCCTTTCGGTTGCGGGGGTATCGACTTTCTCAAGTGACGTTCGTCTTGAGGATGATGCGGGTGGAGAATATGTTGGGATAGCTTCACCATCAGCAGTCACAACTTACACGCTCACGATGCCAGCAGCAGTTGGGGCTTCGGGGCAGGTTCTTGAAACTTCTGACGGGGCCGGAACCCTTGCGTGGGTGACACGCGAGGTGGGTGACATCACTGGAGTCACAGCCGGAACGAATTTGAGTGGGGGAGGAACAAGCGGGACTGTAACCCTTAACGTGGACAACCCTGTTGTTGCCGACCTTACCGGAGATGTAACTGGTGCGGTCACAGGAAATGTCACGGGCAACGTCACTGGAAACGTCACTGGAAATGTTACGGGGGATTTAACTGGAGACGTTACAGGAGATGTCACTGGAGATTTGACTGGCGATGTAACCGGAGACGTTACAGGAGACCTAACAGGTGCAGTCACAGCAACCGGAACACTGGCTGATGGAGTTACTGCAACCACTCAATCGGCTGGGAACAACTCCACAAAGGTTGCCACCACTGCCTATGTTGACACACAGGTTGCTACTTCAGACACGCTGGCAGAGGTGCTTGCTACTGGCAACACCACTGGATCAACGAACATCATTGTGAGTGCAAGTCAGTCCATTACGACTGACACAATTTCAGAAACCACATCTGCTGCTGGTGTAACCATTGATAGTGTCTTGGTTAAGGACAACACAGTTACAGCAACTACCTTTACCGGAGCAGTTACAGGTAATGTCACTGGCAATGTTACTGGAGATGTAACAGGAAACCTGACCGGAGATGTCACTGGAGATGTCACCGGAGATGTAACGGGTAATGCGAGCGGCACTGCTGCGACTGTAACGGGAGCAACACAAGCTGCCATTACCAGTGCGGCTAATCTTGCGACTGTCGGCACAATTGGAACAGGTGTCTGGCAGGGTACAGCGGTTGATGGCACTTATGTAGACCTTGAAGGCACAGAGGTTAAGTCCACAGGTGAAAGCGGGGGAACAAAGTTCCTGCGTGAAGACGGTGATGGGACTTGCTCTTGGCAGACTGCTGGAGGTTCGGGTGATGTCAGCAAGGTTGGCACACCTGCTGACAGTCAAGTGGGAGTCTGGACGGGTGACGGAACTATTGAAGGAACCAGCAGTCTCGTTTTTGACTCAACGGGACTTGGCATAGGGACTACTCCAGACGCATCATACAAACTGCACGTTCAACAAGATGGTGCTAATGCCAATGCGTTGATTGAGGCTGGTACTGGCTATAATCTAGCTGCCCTAGACTTTAAAGGTAACGGAGTAACGCAAGGAGGTATCAGTGGTGGGACAAGTAGCACTAGTGGATATTTGGCATTTAGCACGAATAACGCCGGATCAATAGCGGAGAGGGTACGATTCGCTGCTGACGGCTCGGTCGGCATAGGCACTACGTCTCCGTCGAATGAATTATCCGTAGTTGGTAAAGCTCAC